GTCATACAGTCCCGAGAGAATGTTGCATCCCCTTAACCAACAAAAATCAATGTGGAAGGGTCAAATTGGAGTAGTTAAAAGTCCAGTACCATATGATTACGCTTTCACATTGTCAGTGTTTGTAAAAAATGCGGATGACGGAACACAAATAATTGAACAGATAGTACCGTTTTTTCAACCCGATTTTACAGTAACTATAAATGCACTTCCAACAATGGGAATCAAGTTAGATGTTCCTATTATTTTAAATGGTGTTAATATTGAAGATTCATATGAAGGTGATTATCAAACACGAAGAGCAATAGTTTGGACATTAGATTTTACAGTTAAGGGTTTTCTTTATCCGAATATTAAAGGTAAAGGATTTGGTGACGGTAGTGATGATCAGGCAACAGCATTAATACGCACATCAATTATCAATTTTCATATAATGCCGTATAGAGATCCAGGCTCGGTAGACGCCGAAAGAATTTTATTAGAATCAGATACAGGGTTTGGAAAAGGTAGGGATGAAATATTAAATGAAGATGATTCCAAAATGTTATTAGAAACAACTAGAACAGATATTAATGCAACATTAGTAAAATCAAGATTTACATCTAAAGTACCTATAGATGTACCAGCTGGCGATGATTATTATGAACCAACAGAAACAAGAGATTTCTTTGCAGAAGGTCTTGAATGGGATCCAGCTACAGGTACTGATACAATGGGTGGTACATTAGATATAAACGCATTCGGTAATTCAAACAAATGATTAAAGATAAAATGGAAACTATTGAAAATATTGATAAGCAGGTTGACCCTAAAACGGTTGATACAAAATTAGATGAGGTATTTGAGATTACACCAACATCTAAAAATGAACCTGTTGTATATAAAAAACCAGAAGTGAATGATGATGGAATGGATACTGATTTTCAGTATGCACGAGAAAATATATATAATGTGATAGAGAGAGGGTCTGACGCCATGGAGGGCTTACTTGAAGTAGCTAGGGAAACAGAACACCCGAGAGCATACGAAGTAGTAGGTCAGTTAGTTGATAAGTTAACAAATGCAAATAAAGAGTTAATGGGATTACATAAAACAAAAAAAAGCATGTCAGATGAAGTCGTAAGGTCACCTCAAAATGTTACTAACGCACTATTTGTAGGGAGTACAGCTGATCTTCAGAAGATGCTGAAACAGAAATCTAAGGAGGCGTAAGCGTGGAATCGCTATTCAGTGCGGTAAATATAACAATGTTTGGGATTATATTATTTTCCTCATTGTTCATATTTCTATTCAACTACAGACACGATAATAAAGACAAGTATCAGGGCAAGTATTCTCTAATTGTATTTGATCTTTTCATTAACATGGGTATGTCAATTACTGGTTATATTTTAGTATGGCTAGTATTTGAAAACGTTCCACAATTAGCTCCATTTAACACTTATAGATTTCCAGTAGGATATATGTTTGGTTTGACTTCTAATATAAGCATTCCAATTGTTTTGAAGTGGTTTACATCACAAATCACTAAAAAGTTAAATGAAGCAGTGAAGAAAGGAGTATAATGGCGGTAAAACCTAAACAAACTACTGCTCCTGAAGAAGTTGCGGACGAACATGTCGAGGTAATGGAATTAGAACCAGTAAAAGCCATTGAAATAGAAACTAAAAATCTAGTAGCATCAAGTAGAATATTCATATACACTATAATAGGATTACTGGCATATTTAATTTTCTTAGTAATACCAGATATTTCCGAGAAGGTTACATGGGTGGAAAAGGATCTTAATTCTGTATTAGTACAATCAGAAAGATTCAAAAAATCCACCAGAGTATTTGCAAGAGATAATCAATGTGCATCTTGTCACTTAGAGCCTGATTATCTTCTTCATAATCTCTTAACGAAGTATCCTAGTTTTTCAGATATTAAATCATTTATGTCTGTAGGACATCAACGATATTATACAATGACTCAACCTATATCAGATGCTGAACTCTTAGCAATTTATAGGACTTTACAATGATCATGGTTGGCAAACTTCTTGCATTTTTAATATTTTTAGTTATATCAGCATATCCCGGTAAAGCCAAAGATTCTCCTCATGATCGTACTGGCGCAGTAGTTAGCAAAATAAAACAAATAGAATACATTCCAACATATGGATCAACGTTTAAAAGAGTAAAAGAACGTGGTCATATAATATGTGGTGCCAAAGATTCTATGCCAGGTTTTGGAGAAGAGCTTTGGGATGCAGAAACAGGCGTATTAAAATTTCAGGGCTTTGATATAGATATTTGTAGGGCAATTGCTACTGCAGTATTCGGAGATAAGGAAAAGGTTGAATATGAAATAATAGATGGTAAAACAAGATTTAGTTATTTAATAGATGGAACGGTTGATGTGGTATCGGCTACTGTTACATACACATATACTAGAAATGTTCTTAAAAAATTAGAGTTCATGCCCACTACATATTATGATGGACAAGGATTTATTGTTCGAAAGACTCTTGGTGTATCATCTGCAAAGCAAATGGATGGTGCAAGAATATGTTATAGTTCAACCGGAACTGCCGCAAAAAATACTAAGGATTTTTTTACAAAACATTTTCTTAATTATGTTCCAGTTGTGGTGCCAGTTGGAGAAAAATCTAAAGATTATTACTTAGATCGTAAATGTGATATGTATGGCACAGATCGCTCCGGTTTAGCATCTAATAGAATTGGTTTTAAAAATCCGGAACAACATGTGATCCTTCCAGAAATTATTTCAAAAGAACCTCTTGGTCCAGTAGTAAAATATGGAGATCAACAATGGTCTGATATTGTAAGGTGGACAATATATGTTCTGTTCATTGCAGAAGAAATGGGATTAAATTCAAATAATATATCTAAATTTAAAAATAATATAGATCCAAGTATACAACGATTTATGGGCGAATTAAATGGTAATGATCATCCTCATCTAGGGGCTAAATTAGGATTAGATGCTACATGGGCATATGAAGTTATTAAACAAGTTGGAAATTATAAAGAAATATATGAAAGAAATCTTGGTGAAAATACACCTCTAGCTCTTAAACGTGGGCTAAATAAATTGTACACTGAAGGTGGTTTATTATATGCACCTCCATTAAAATAGGGAAAAAATGCCAGATGAATTAGTCGATAAAATGTCAAATGAAATAGCCGCAGCAGAAGATAACTTACGAATATGGACAGAAAAATATGAAATGGAAGTTAGGCGTGAAGCAGTGACTGCACAAGCGGATGCAAAGATGGCACTTGACGCGGCAAAAATAAGATTAGAGAAGTTGACAGCACAATATAAACCAGAATATTTAACTAGGTTTGAAGCACTTCCAGTTCCACCAAAGTTTAAGCCACCATTGCCTGTAATACCAGAAGAAATTAAAAAAGAAATTCTACCAAAGGTAACCAGAAGTAAGAAGAAAAAGAAAAAGTGAGTTAATAAAATATAAACATTATAATTAAAAAAGGATGATATGTCTTGGATTGGGAATATAATTAAAAAAGTTTTTAAAAATGAAGGTTTAAAACAACCAGAACCTGAACCTAAAAAAGCTGAGAAAAAAGTAAAAAAGAAAAATTTGAAAAGTATGACAAAAAAACAATTAGAGTCATACGGTAGAGAATTAGGTGTCGAATTGGATAGACGACATAATAAAGCTAAATTAATTGCACGACTGGAAGAGGCGGTTGCAAATTAATAATACAATAAAAGAGTATTGGCGCGATTGGGCTGCACTCGTTTATTTGTTTATCTGCTTAGTAGATTTTTTTGTAGCGCCTTTGATATGGAACTTAATGATGGCGGAATATTGTGACACACATGATTGTATAAAAGAAGGTGTAACACGATGGATTCCTTTGACACTTGAAAGTGGCGCCATGTTTCATCTTTCATTCGGAGCAATCCTTGGTGCAACGTCATTTAATAAACATAAAGAGATTCACGCTAGCACTAAGTCTACTGATACTTAGTGGATGTGCTGAAAATAAAACTGATTCAAATAATGATCTTGATAGTGGAGATAAATCAAATCTACCAGTCACAATATCATCTCTGATTGAACACGCAGAGTATTGTAAAGTAATTTACGATAGTGGTGGTAATCAAAAAGATGAAGTTGCATTTGATGTAAAACAAGATAGTGGAATAACAATAATTATTATTAGGGGCACTGCCAATGCAGAAAATGTCCAATCTGATATTGATGTAAGATTAGTAGATGATGCAGTCACAGGAATCAAACTTCATAAAGGATTCAGAGATGCGTCTTTAGGTGTTATGGAGATTATTGATAGAGATCATACAGTTGAACATACTGTACATATTACAGGTCACAGTTTAGGTGGAGCTATTTCACAAATAATAGGAATGTGGCTTCATAAAAGAGGTCACAATGTTCAAATCTATTCTTACGGATCACCAAAAGTTACTTATCAAATTATGTCTGGAGGACAGCCCACTCATTGGCGTGTGGTTCGTCTTAGCGATCCTATCCCTTTTACTCCTCCCTGGCCTTATGCTCATACCGGTCTTTTTATAGATAGTCAGACTTTAGATTGGGGTCCAGATAATGATAATGGATTAATTTCTCAAACAGATGGCTTGACTCACGCCATAGCAAAATATGTGGAAACATTGAAAGCCGCTCAATGAAGGGTGAAGAAAGACCTTACTTAAAAAAATATGGAATAGAAGAAAAGGTTAACCCATTTGAAAACATTCCAGAAGATAGAACAGCCGTAGATAACATTTTAAGAGTGAATCACGGTAATCAAATGAGATTAAACTTGATGGCTGATGCTAAAGCTAATATTATGATTACTGTTTCTTCTATTGTTTTTTCAGTCACTATAGCTAATTTAGATAATGAAATAATGAAATGGCCTTTAATAACATTTGCAGTTGGAAACTTTTTTACATTATTATTTGCCATATTTGCAATTATTCCAAAAACAGCTTATCCTAAGCTACCACATTCCAATGAAATTGATAGAAAATCGCCTTGGTTTAATCCTTTATTTTTCGGACATTTTGCACATATTGATATTGATGAATATAAAAAAGATTACGCAGAAAAATTGTTGACTGATGATAAAATATATGATACTATGGTAGGAGATATATATGGCCAAGGAAAAGTACTTGCACTTAGTAAATATAAGTATCTCAAATGGTCATATAATTGTTTTCTTGGAGGGATGGCATCAGCAATGGCAGTTTTTGCATTACAAGGGGCTGCAGCAGATTTTATATTAGAGTATGGATTATGGTTAAAAGATATTATATTTGAGGAAATATCATTTACTTTTGATGGACTGAGAGAAGTAGCCTGTCAAATAAGTACTCCATGTCGACAGAAATATAACTTATAAATATGATATACAGATAACTTTATGGAACGTATAAATGAGTATATTGAATAGAAGTAAACGTCAAGGTGACGATAAAATAAATACTGTTAAGGAATTGATTATTACATCAGAAGATAAATTATGGGAAAGTGATCCAATGAAAGCATTGACATTTGAAGGTACGGAACGTCGCAAAAAATTGAACTGGTGGACAAGAACATTTTTATCCATTGTTATAGTTCTTACTTTTTTATTCTTAGTGTGGTTACTCTTTATGGAGGACCTGCCTGATGCATCTCGCGATTTAATAAATATAATGACCGGGGCGTATGTGGCGGTACTCGCCAAAGCAACGGACTACTGGTTCAAAGATAAAGATGATCCAGAACACAAAGAAACAGAACGAGAATTAGCAAAAGATGCTAGCGTAAGCTAATAAATTAAAATCTAAAAAAAGTAAAGCTATGTCTTTAGAAAAAGAAAATTTAGAGGCCCATGTTGACTTATGTGCGGAGAGGTACCAGCGCTTGGAAGAAAAGTATCAACTGCTGAAAGATACTATTGATAAAAGTAATACGGTTATTCACGAAAGAATTTCCAAAATGAAAGATAGTATGGACGAAATGAAAGCATTATCAATAGAACAACATTTTAAACTAAATAGAATAATAATAACTACTGCTGTTGCTGTTATAGGTACTATTGTTGCCGCAGTTATTCAACAGTTGATCCATAATTAGGTTAATATGTTAACATTGATTGATATAATAGAAGAAGAACTAGATGAATTATTAGAGCTTGAAGAAGATCTTGCTGAAGATGGTTTAACTTTAGAAGATTTCTATGAGTGGACTGATCAATTAGATGAAAAAGAATCCCAAGCAAATTATATTAATAGAATGAAAAAATTGGGTAGAAAAGCCAGACGTATAAACAAGTTATCTTCAACGAAAAGAAAAAAGAAAAGATCTCAATTAAGACGAAAGACTGCTGCTAAGATTCAAAAATCAGCCCTACGTAAGGCCCAAGGTGATGTAATACCAAAAGCAGTAATGAAGGCTACAGGTACTGGTGGAATGATTAAAAGAAAAAGATGGAAAGAAATGAAAAAGAAAATGGTTGATAGAAAGAAAGTAGTAAAAGCCCGTGAAGTTAAAAGAGGCGAACCCGCAAGGATGAAAGCAGCCCGTAGATCAATGGCCAAACGAGGATAAATATGCATCATATTTCAGTAAAAGAAAAAATTGAACATACAAAGTCATACAGTTCTGATGGTGGAAGAAATGTTCGTAAAGTTATAAAAAAAAGAATTGTTTCCCGAAGAAGGACCGCAGTCACAGAATCAGGTGCTGAATTATTGAAAACCGCTCCAAAAGATGAAAACGGTCAAACCAATTGGAAAAAAATAATGAATAGCTAAATGCCAAGTACACATTATCTCGGAAATCCAAAATTAAAATCTGCTAATGTTCCAGTAGAATTTGCTGAAGAAGAATTAGCTGAGTATATAAAATGTCAAAGTGATCCTGTATATTTTATTAAAAAATATGTAAAGATTATTCATGTTGATAAAGGCTTAGTGCCTTTTGATCTATATTCTTTTCAAGAGAATATGGTAGAGACATTTCACGACAATAGATTCGTGATTTGTAAGATGCCACGACAGTCTGGTAAGTCAACCACTATTATTGCATTCTTTTTACATTACATACTTTTTAATGAAAATGTACAAGTAGGTATTCTTGCTAATAAAGGTTCACTCGCTAGAGAATTATTAGATAGATTAAAACTATCTTATGAAAATTTACCCATGTGGTTACAGCAGGGTATTTTAGCATGGAATAAAGGTAATATAGAATTAGAGAATGGTTCAAAAGTATTAGCGGCTGCTACATCATCATCCGCGGTACGGGGATCATCATTTAATATAATCTTCCTAGACGAGTTCGCCCACGTTCCAAAAGAATTAGCAGAAGAATTTTTTACTTCAGTATATCCAACTATTTCTTCTGGGCAAACTACCAAAGTCTTTATTGTATCTACACCTTTAGGGTTAAATCAATTCTATAAGATGTGGGTTGATGCAGAAGAAAAAAGAAGTAATTATATACCTATAGATGTTCATTGGTCTGAAATTCCAGGTAGAGATTCAAAATGGAAAGAAGAGACCATTCGAAATACCAGTGAAAGACAATTTTCACAAGAATTCGAAACTGAATTTGTTGGTAGTACACAGACACTTATAGCAGGTTCTAAATTAAGACAATTGCCGTTTAAGACACCAATACATTCGCAAGAAAATATTGATATATTTGAAAATCCAATAGAAAAACATTCGTATACTATATGTGTTGATACGGCAAGAGGACAGGGATTAGATTATTCCGCACTTACAGTTATAGATTCAACTGAAGTCCCTTATAAACTTGTAGCGAAATATAGATGTGATACTATATCACCTTTACTATATCCTAACATAATTTATAAAATAGCTAAACATTATAATGAGGCATATGTATTAGTTGAAGTAAATGATATAGGCGAACAGGTAGCAGTTACCTTACACCAAGATTTAGAATATGAAAATATGATGATGATGACTTGGAAAGGCAGAGGCGGACAACAGCTGGGCGGTGGGTTTGGTAAAAATGCTCAGTGGGGTGTAAGAACTACTAAACAAGTTAAACGTTTAGGATGTGCTACATTAAAGAGTTTAATCGAAGAAGATAAGTTAGTTATTACAGATTATGATGTAATATATGAACTTACTTCATTTTCAGCAAGAAAAGATTCATACGAAGCTGAAGAAGGTCATCATGATGACTTAGTAATCACGTTAGTCATCTTTGCGTGGTTAACTAATCAAGAATATTATAAAGAATTAACAGATGTAGATTTACGTGAAAAGATGTACTCAGAAAAAATGAAAGAAATTGAAGAAAGCTATTTACCGTTTGGAATTATAGATGATGGATTGGAAGAAGAAGAAATCGTCGATAATGAAGGAAATAGGTGGCAAGTTGACCGAACCAATAGAGTTTTAGAAGATACAGGTCATCATACTTTTTTCTGAAACCGGTTTGTTTATAAATAATCTTAGTAACTAATAATACATGAACTTAATGAATCATAGGAGAAGAAGATGGCATTTACAGTAAGTCCAGGAGTAGTTACTCGTGAGATTGATTTAACTACAATTGTGCCTGAGACTGGAACAACTGCAGGTGCTTTTGCTGGGGCTTTTCGCTGGGGACCCTTAGAAGAGGTTGTCAATGTTAGCAGTGAAGATCTACTCGTAGAAAATTTCCAGAAGCCTGACTCTTCAACATATCTATCTTTTTTCACAGCGGCGAACTTCTTAGCCTACGGTCAAAATTTAAATGTTGTTCGAGTAGCAAATTCACAAGCATATAACGCAACGACAGATGCGGCAAATACTGTCTTAATTAAAAGTGACACAGCCTATTACAATACATATTACACCGAATTTGGAGGCTCAGGAGCTTCTGATAATTACGGTGAATTTGCAGCGAAATATGCAGGGGAACTAGGTAACTCACTTAAAGTCGGATTATGTGGTGCTGACATACCAGAGCTAATTTTGACAGGAGCTGTAGCTATTGCCTTTTCAGGAAATGAAGGTACTGTTACAGGAACGTCAACTCTTTTTACAATGGAATTACAAGTCAATGACGTTATTAAAAATAACGATGCTAGCACATATTTCATAGTAACAGCAATAGCGTCCGATACATCAGCAACAGTTCAGTCTTCAAGTAATACTGCTGTGACTGGTTCAAATTTATTTACTAGAATGAAATCATCACATTACGAATCACCATCAACAAGTGTAATGGGAACAGTTCAAGTTTCCGATACCGCACGAAAAGTAATGACTGGAACAGGAACATATTTTGATATCAACTTGATAGCCGGTGACAAAGTAACACTTAATGGTGAAACACATTCAGTAGCTTCTATTACAAGTAATACAAGCGCAACCTTAGAAACAGCAATTTCACCAAGTTCGACAGCAATTTCAGGTTCAATTGCATGGTCCAGAGAATGGGAGTTCGCAGGTAATTTTGATTATGCGCCTACCACTTCAGACTTTGGAACACGAAGAGGTGTAACACGAGATGAAGTTCATGTAGTTGTAGTAGATGAGGACGGAGAATGGACAGGTGTTAAGGGAACAGTATTAGAAACTTTTCCAGCACTGTCCGTTGCCTCAGATGCTAAATCAGAAGATGGTCAAGCACTTTATTATAAAGAAGCTATTAATAGACGGTCTAAATACATTTGGTGGATGAAACACCCTTCAGGAACGGCTGCGAGTACAGCACCTAATACTGCACTATGGGGAACTTCCGCTAATTCAGCTTCCAAGCCTGCATTTACACAGAATAGAATAACTGTTAATGCAAGCATGACAGGTGGAGCAGATGGTCAAACGTTAACTGATGCTATTACAATTACAGGATTCGATAAATTTAAGTCTTCAGAAGACATAGACATTTCATTAATGATTGCTGGATCTTGTTCTTCAACAGTTGCCAGTTATTTAATTAGTAATATTGCTGAAGTTCGAAAAGATTGTATGGTATTCATCAGTCCAGAACAAAGCGATGTTGTTAATAATGACGGCGGAGAAGTTACAGCAATTAATGATTTTAGAAATAATTTACCTAGCACATCATATGCGGTTATTGATTCTGGATGGAAATATCAGTATGATAAATACAATGATACGTTCAGATATGTTCCGTTAAATCCAGATGTCGCCGGACTCGTTGTACGAACAACATTGGAAAGAGATTTTTTCTTCTCACCAGCAGGCTTTAATAGAGGCCAGGTTAAAAATGTTGCTCGCCTCGCATGGAATCCTAATAAAACGGAAAGAGACAATCTTTATAAAAATGGTGTAAACCCAGTTGTTTCGTTTTCAGGTCAAGGTACATTATTATTCGGTGACAAAACATTGTTGGCTAAGCCTTCGGCATTTGACCGTATTAATGTACGTAGATTGTTTATTACTTTAGAAAAATCAATTGCTATCTTCGCACAATTTTCAATGTTTGAATTTAACGATGATTTTACGCGTTCATCATTTGTTTCGGCAGTAGAACCTTTCCTTAGAGATATTCAAGGAAGAGGTGGAATTACAGATTTTGCTGTAATTTGTGACGAATCAAATAATACACAGGAAGTTATAGATAGAAATGAGTTCATCGGAAGTATATTCGTGAAACCAACCAAATCTATTAACTTCATCTTACTCAACTTTGTTGCTGTTAGAAGCGGTGTAGAGTTTGAAGAAGTTGTGAATGCTGTATAAATAAAGATAATTATACAACAATATTAGGGGAATTTAAATGAGTTTTCAAGTTGATGGACAGAATAGTTTCATTTCGAAACTAGCTAAAGGAGGCGCGAGAGCTTCCCTTTTTGATGTAAATATTTCACTCAAAGGGGATGCGTCAACTACTGGTACCAATCCAAACTTCAAATTTATGTGTAAAGGTGTGCAAATCCCTGCTAACGCATTAGGTATAACTACTGTTAATTATTTTGGTCGTGCGGTTAAGATTCCAGGCAATAGAACGTTTGAGGATTTAACAACAACTGTTATAAATGATGAGGGATATTTCATCAGAAACCAATTGGAAAGTTGGATGCATAAATTGAATTCGCACCAAGGTAATGTACGTGATGCAACCATGGTAAAAAAGTTAGATGGTTACACTGCGGATATGACAGTATGGACCTATGCGAAAACAGGGGATTTTGATCAAGGATATAAATTTGAAAATTGTTTTCCAACTGCACTAGATCAAATTGATGTAAATTGGGATCCAAATGATGCAGTAATGGAATATACAGTTACCTGGTCTTACGATTATTGGGAGCACATAGGTATAACCGCTGATTTTGACGGATAAACGAGATAATTTTTAAGGATAGAAAAAATGCCAGATTTTAGAATAAGCTCTTTTACGAGCAAGTTACAAGGTGGTGGAGCAAGATCCAATCTCATGGAAATGACATTGGGGACAGTCCCAGGAGGCGGCACTGCTACAGATTGGAAATATTTGTGTAAGGGTTCTCAAATACCACCATCAAATATTACACCAATTGAGGTACCTTATTTTGGCCGCCAAGTGAAAGTTGCTGGGGAAAGTAGAGAATTTCCTGCCTTATCTACCATAGTCGTTAATGATGAAATGCATACCCTGAAAAGCGCACTTGAGAAGTGGATGGCGATTCTTAACGGCCACAAATCAAATAAGGCCAAAGAAGGCATATTCGCGACCAGAAGTAGTTATACTACTCAAATGACATTAAAAATGTTTAAAAAAGATGGTGAAAAAGATCAAGAGTGGAAGTTTATCGGCGCTTGGCCATCAAATGTATCAGCTATTGATTTAAGTTGGGATTCAGGGAACACAATTCAAGAATTCACCGTAGATTGGCAGTATGACTACTACACACATGAGCAAGCAAACGTTACGTCATAATAACCCGTTTGCTTTAATACTTATAGATAGAAATATATTATGAAATTATTTGGATTTAATATTGAGAGAGATCGTAAACCCGACTTACCTGCACTAAGTTTCCCGGAAAATCAGGAAGGTGCTATCGAAGCCACTTCGGCTGGTGGTGCCTTTGCTTCTTATCTTGATTTAGAGGCATCTGCTAAAACTGACGCTGATTTAATAATGAAATATAGGGAAATGGCAGAGCATCCCGAATGTGATATGGCAATTGAAAATATTATTCAGGAAGCCATTGTTACCAACCAAGCAAGAAATCCCGTTGATTTAGACTTAACTCATACAGATTTATCAAAAAATCTTCAAGATAGAATTTCGGATGAATTTGAAATTATCTTGAAATTACTTGATTTTAATAATCAAGCATATGATATTTTTAAGCGTTGGTATATTGAAGGTAGAATCTTTTATCATGCAATGATAGATCCAAAAGAAATTGAAAAAGGAATTCAAGAATTAAGATTAATTGATTCTTTTAAAATTAAAAAAGTTAGACAAATAATCCCAGATCAAAAACAAGCACCTGGTGTTTTCAAATTACCTAAATTTGAAGAGTATTATTTGTTCAATGAAAAAGGATTATTAACACCAAGTCAAATGGGTGTTAAGGTAGCTCCAGATTCTATGATAATGGCACATTCAGGAATAATGACAAGAGATAAGAAATTCGTTGTTTCTCATTTACATAAAGCCATTAAAGGATTAAATCAATTAAGAATGTTGGAAGATGCTGTCGTAATTTATAGAATAGCAAGAGCACCAGAACGAAGAATATTCTATATTGATGTAGGCAACTTGCCCAAGCAAAAAGCTGAGCAGTATCTAAAAGATATTATGACAAGATATAAAAATAAGCTTGTATATGATGCAGCATCTGGGGAGATCAAAGACGATAGACGACATCAATCAATGTTAGAGGATTATTGGCTTCCACGAAGAGAAGGTGGAAGAGGAACGGAAATTTCTACTTTACCTGGTGGACAAAATCTAGGTGAAATGGAAGATGTTGATTATTTCAGAAAGAAATTATATCAATCATTAAATGTTCCTTTATCCCGATTAGAAGCTGATACACCTTTTGTATTAGGTAGAGCATCTGAAATTAGTAGAGATGAATTAAAATTTTCAAGATTTATTGATAGAATTAGAATAAGATTTTCTCATCTATTTTTTCAAATAATGGAAAAGCAATTGATTCTTAAAAACGTTATTCATACATCTGAATGGCCAAAATTAAGAGAAACTATCAGATTTAATTATGCAATGGATAATCACTTTGCTGAATTAAAAGAACAAGAATTAATGACTGATAGATTAAATATGATGAGGGACGTAGAAGAATTAGTTGGAAATTATTATTCTAAGCAGTTTGTTAAAGATAAGATTCTTAGACTTACACCAGAAGAACAAAAGAGAATCGAAAAAGAAATTAAAAAAGAAGAAAAAGAAGCTGAAGCAGATGGTGATCAATATCCGCCACAAGCAGGAATGCCACCGGTAGTTCCACCAGTTAATAAAATTAATGTACAGCCGGGAGCTGATCCAGGTGGTGGAACCTTTACGCCGGCGGATCAGGGCCTGGCAACATCTCAAGGAATGCAACAAGCTCAAGATGAAGTACAACCAGAATTATTAGCAGGACAAAATTTATTAACGCTAAATAAGAAAAGAATATATGGTGGAAAATAATGGTAGAGAAATTATAGCAACAATTATTGATGATATTGTTGCAGGCAGAGATTATAACGCACTGACTTCAGTCCAGAATGTATTACAAAAAAATACTGCTACAAGATTAACAGATTTTAAAAAAGACCAAGCTGAAACAATGTTTAAGGAAAAACAAGATGTTTAAATACGATAGAAAAACCTTTTTACCAACAGATCAACGTCAGGAATTGAATGAAATTAGTGACGATCAAAATCCTGAATTTATGTTTCAAACAATGCATATGAAGCTTGTGATTGCTATAGCGAATGGAAAAATTAACGCTAAAAAAGCGGCATTAGAAGAGTTGGCTAATCGTGGTTATGATAAAAACGGTAAATGGGTCGGATGGGATGAGAATCCTGCAAAAACTGCTCGAGAAACAAAAAGACGCGCAAAATTAAAATGGCTGTACCCTTCCGGGTAGGAACGACAGAGCCAGTAAACTACGACATTAAATTAGTATAAATAAAACATACACTTTAGAAAGTAGACAATGAAATTAAAAGCTGCAAATACTGCTAGTACAACAACAAATTTGAGTTTAGGAAACGCTACTGCTGTAGCCGTAACTACTACCGCTGTTACATTAATTACTATTATAGATAGTGACGGAACAGCATCGGGCACAGACGGAACTGTAGTTGGCTCAATTTCATTACCTGCTGGTTCAGTACAAATTATACAAAAAGATGCAGACCAGTTTATTAAGGCTAGTGTAACAAATGCGCAGTATACACCGGTTGCTAGGTCAAGTTATTAAGGAAAACAAATGAAACTAATTTGCGAAGTAAATGAAGAAATAGAAACTCTGGTTGAATCAGAGGGAGACAAAAAAGGTTATTTCATTAAAGGTGTTTTCCTTCAAGCAGAACAGAAAAACAGAAATGGTCGCATATACCCTATGGAGACTATGGCGAAAGAAGTTGATCGTTATAGTAACCAATACATTAAAACAAATAGGGCTTTTGGCGAACTAGGTCATCCAGATGGACCCACGATTAATCTGGAAAGGGTATCGCACATGATTAAAGAGTTGAAGCAGGATGGACCCAATTTTACGGGTAAGGCGAAAATCATGGAAACTCCCTACGGGAAAATTGTTAAGAACCTAATTGACGAAGGTGCGAAGTTAGGTGTAAGTTCCAGAGGAATGGGTTCTCTGAAAACTACAGGTGGAGCACAAATTGTGCAAAACGATTTTCATCTTGCAACGGCTGGTGATATTGTTGCAGATCCTTCCGCCCCCATGGCTTTCGTAGAAGGCATCATGGAAGGTAGGGAATGGGTTTGGGATAACGGTATTTTAAAAGAAGCTGAAGTACAAGAAATTAAAAACGTTATAGTTAAAGAATTTGCTAAGAAAACGAGGGACGAATCGGTTTACGCTGAGTCTTTTGAAAAGTTTTTATCAAAGCTTTAATTTTATAAATATATACAGTAACTAAAAATTCATAGGAGATTGTAAATGTCTGAACAAGAAACTGTCCAAAAACAGCAGTCTCTTGCCAATAGTGTGAACGAACTAGAGACTTTAGCTCAACAAGCATTGGAATTAGATGGCGAGGCAAGGGAAGAGCTCGTTGAACAGATTAAAACACGATGCGAAGAAGAGGGTCTGTCTTCCCAAGAAACTGATGAGCTATTGGAAGAGATAGGTCTTGTTCAGGAAGCACGAGTGGTACAAGAGGCTGATAATAAACCTAAAGCTGGCAAGGGCGAATCTGCTGAAAAAGTAGATGGCGACCATGGTAAAGAACAACCTGATCCAAATCAAGTAAAAGGATCTGGTACAGCTATGGGCAACCCAGTTAAGGGAAAAGCAAAATGGAGCGATAAGGGTGAATCAATGGAAAAGGTAAAAGAAGATTCCTTACCTAAAACAAAAGCCGGTATGATGGCTGCTGTTTATGAGAGATTAGGAAAACTGAAGAAAGATCAGATTTCTTCTAATTACGAATCCATTCTAAAATCCTTAGATGTAGTAACAGAAGGCACAGAAGAGTCTACTGATACAAAACCAATTGATGTCGCTGATGATATCAACGCATTAACCGAAGGCGAAGAGCTTTCTGATACATTCAAAGAAAAAGCAAGTACTATCTTTGAAGCCGCGGTGCAAGCTAAAGTAAATTCAGTAATAATTGAAAGAGAGCAAGAACTTGAAGAACAAATGACAGTTCAGCTTTCTGAAGAGATTGACGAATATAAAGAAGAGCTAGTTAATAAGGTAGATAGCTATCTTAACTATGTTTCTGAAGAATGGGTCAAGGAAAATAAACTTGCCATTGAAAAAGGAATCCGCACAGAATTAACAGAAGGATTCTTAGTTGGTCTTAAAAATCTATTTACTGAACATTACATTACAATCCCGGAAGAGAAAGTTGATGTTGTGGACGATCTATTTACAAAAGTAGAAGGTCTTGAAGAGCAACTCAACGGTCAAATTCAGAAAAATGTAGAAGTTCAATCAGAACTTACTAAGTTTAAAAAAGAAAAGGTCTTAGGCACTATTACAAAAGACTTGACGGAAACCCAAAAAGAAAAAGTAGCAGATTTAGCTGAAAATGTTGATGCTGAAGACGCAGAGGACTTTGAACAGAAGGTTGAAGTACTGAAGGAAAATTATTTTCCATCGGAAGACAAAAAAGTCGCAATGGTCGAAGACATAGAATCATCAAATGATGATGAATCCAATCCCACTCATTTACAAGAGGGAATGGATAAATACATGTCGGCTATTTCACGACAAGTTAGATAATAATAACAACTTTTTTTAGTAGTTTATAATAAAACATTTAGGAGATTAATAATGTTTTTATCCGAAAATTTACAAGAGAAGTGGGGTCCTGTTCTTGACCATCCTGATCTTCCTCAAATCAAAGACTCTTACCGAAAAGCTGTTACAGCAGTTCTGTTAGAGAATGAGGAGAAGTCGATCCAGGAAGAAGGCGGTTCTTCACTTTTATTTGAGAGCTCTCCTACGAACGCTGTTGGTGCCGGTATAGGTAATACAGCTGGAAATATCAAGGGTTATGACCCAGTACTTATTTCTTTAGTTCGCAGAAGTATGCCTCTCTTAATCGCATACGATGTTTGTGGTGTTCAACCTATGACAGGTCCGACTGGCTTAATTTTCGCCATGAAGTCCCGTTATGCAAGCCAGACTGGTTCAGAAGCACTTTTCAGTGAGTCTGATTCCGGAGTATCTGGATTGAAAGCTGGTGGAACTTCCGCTCACACATCAAATGGTAACCCCGCGGCTGCCTCATCTAGTTCACTTGCATATCTCCCAGGTCGTGGAATGACTACGACTACGGGTGAAGCACTTGGCGATTCAGCTTCCAATGCTTTCGCAGAAATGGCCTTCTCAATTGATAAGGTAACTGTTACAGCGAAAACACGTGCTCTCAAAGGTGAGTACACGATGGAATTGGCACAAGACTTAAAAGCAATTCATGGTCTTGATGCTGAAACTGAACTTTCAAATATTTTGAGTTCAGAGATTCTGTCGGAGATTAACCGCGAAGTTATCCGAACAATTTACGGTAACGCCAAAACTGGTGCCCAAACCAACGTAGCCTCCGCCGGTACATTCGATATGGATGTCGATTCAAACGGTCGCTGGATGGTTGAGAAATTTAAGGGTCTCATGTTCCAGATTGAGCGCGAAGCTAATGCAATCGGGCACGACACACGTAGAGGAAAAGGGAATATCCTTATGACTTCTTCGGATGTTGCTTCCGCACTGCAAATGGCAGGAGTGCTTGATTATCAATCTGCCGTTCCAGGTGGATCGTTGAATGTTGATGATACACAATCAACTTTTGCTGGTACTCTTAATGGTCGTTACAAAGTATATGTTGATCCATATGCAACTATTCAAGACACAAACTGGTTTGTGATTGGATATAAAGGTTCGTCAGCTTATGACGCAGGACTTTTCTACTGCCCATACGTTCCACTACAAATGGTACGTGCGGTTGGTGAGAATTCCTTCCAGCCAAAGATTGGATTCAAAACACGATACGGAATGGTATCGAATCCTTTCTCAACAGGAACCGCTGCATCCAGTGATGGATCACTCACATATAACACAAACGTTTATTACAGACGATGTCTTGTTACAAACTTGATGTAATCTTGTATTAAATTAAGTGATATAAATAAGGGTAAGGGGTCTTAGATTTCCTTACCCTTTTTTTTTGAGGTTTCATGGCAGCAACAAAACAACCAGACAATATAAATTATCTTTCGCCTACTGGATTCAGGTTCTCTTGTCAAGCTCTTCCTGAAACACAATTCTATTGCTCACAGGCGGTAATACCTGGAGTATCTATCACAGAAATACCAGTAGCAACCCCCCACAGACAACATTGGGTAGCAGGTGATAATCTTGTATATGATGAATTTACTATCACAATGATAGTAGATGAATATATGCGAAATTGGCAAGAAATTCAGGAATGGATACTTGGATTAGGTAAGCCAGAAAGTTTTCAACAATATGAAAGAGCTAAAGCTGCAGATAAAATTAAAACACAAGGCTCTTTATTTGTACTCACCGGTTCAAAAAACCCAGCATTAAGATTTGACTTTTATGACCTATGGCCAAAATCAATATCATCAATAAACTTTGATATTCAGGCCTCTGAAATTACATATGCAACAGCAGATGTAGCTTTTCAATATAACTATTATGAAATGACGAGATTAAAACCATCAATGTAATATGAAATTAAGTGAAATACAGTTGTTATGGCAAAAAGATTGTCATATCGACGATACTAAATTAGATGTTGAATTATTAAAAATACCCAATCTTCATAGTAAATATTTGGAGTTATATAATGATGAATGTCTCCAACAAAGAAAATATTTCTACGAAAAAAAGAAGCTTCTAAAGTTAAAGACTATTTACTATGCTGGTAAAATGAGTCAAGATGAATTAGAGGAACTCGGTTGGGAACCATTCATGTATAAAATTATTAAAGGATATGAACCTAAAATAGAAACATATCTTGCCGGTGATAATGATTTAATTAAAGCAGATGAAAAATTAGACTATATAAAACAGAAAGTAGATTTTCTAGAGTCAATTATCAAGTCCCTAAATACTAGAGGATATAATATTCGATCAGCAATTGACTTTTTAAGATTTACAATGGGATCATGAAGCTAAGTAAAGTAGATGATGTACATATGTTTATTGATTGTGATGCTTCGCAGGCTGCAGAGCTAAACGACTACTTTACTTTTGAAATTCCAAATGCGAAATTTACTCCGTCATACAGAAATGGTTTCTGGGATGGAAAAATCAGATTGTTTGATGTTAGAAAAAGGCAACTGTACTATGGGTTATATGAATACGTTAAAAAGTTTTGTGAAACCGGAGACTATGAGTTACAAATTGACGAAGGTGTTACGGTCGGGGATCATAATTTTAGTGATATTGATTGCACTAGATATAGTGAACGGCTTAATTTAAACTTAACTCCGAGAGATTATCAATTACAAGCTGTTAGGCATTGTATTAATATGGATAGATGTTTACTTCTATCACCGACAGCATCTGGTAAATCTTTCATAATATATTTGTTACTTAGGTATTTTAATACAAGAAGTTTAATAGTGGTACCAACTGTATCACTAGTACAACAAATGTATACCGATTTTCAAGAATATAGTGATGATTGGAATGTTGAAGAACATTGTCATTTAATCACTGCTGGTACAGAAAAAGAAACCGATAAACAAGTTGTAATCTCTACATGGCAATCTATCTATGCTTTGCCTAAAGATTACTTTAAAGAGTTCCGCTTTATGGTTGGCGATGAAGCACATTTATTTAAAGCAAAATCTTTAACCTCAGTAATGAGTAAGCTAAAAAACTGTCGTTGGAAGTTTGGAACTACTGGAACTTTAGATGATTCCCAAACTCATAAATTGATCCTTGAAGGGTTATTTGGTCCTGTTTTTCAAGTTACACAAACAAAAGATTTAATTGATGCAGGATACTTAGCTCAATTTAATATACAATGTATAGTATTCAGATATACACAAGAAGAAAAGTTATCAGCTAAAAAGTTTAATTACCAAGATGAGATTTCTTTCCTTATTAATCATGAAAAACGAAATAAATTCATTCGTAATCTTGCATGTGATCAAACAGGAAATACATTATTATTGTATCAATTCGTTGAAAAACATGGTGAAATATTATATAATATAATACAAGAAAAGGTAAATAAAGATAGAAAAGTATTTTTTGTTCATGGAGGAGTAGATGGATCAGACAGAGAAGAAATCAGAAGAATTACTGAACAAGAGCGAGATGCTATTATCATTGCAAGCTTTGGTACCTTTAGTACTGGTATTAATATTAGGAACCTTCACAATATCATTTTTGCTAGCCCTTCTAAATCTAAAATAAGGAACTTACAATCAATAGGTAGAGGGTTACGAAAAGGAAGTAAAAAAGAGGAAGCTACTTTGTATGATATTGCTGATGATTTGTCTTATAAAACGTATACTAATTATACACTCAAACATTTTAAAGAGAGAATTTCTCAATATAATGAACAACAATTTAAATATCGTATGTTTCACATTGGAATCTAAATTATATATTCCTCTGTGGCAACAACATATTTATTATAACATATCTAAATAAAAAAATCAAGGAAAAAATAAAAAAAATAAATCCTTGATTTTATTACAGAAATAGGGTATAATATGTCATTAAAGAAAAAATCCATCGAAGTTTTATTTGAAGATGGTAGGATATTGTTGCCTAATAATAGGTGGACACCTTATCATCAATTAGAACACGAATATATTCATGAGAATAGTATTGATTCTACATTCAGAAATACTGTTGATCTAGACTTATCTAAATGGGTCAGTGTTCTCGTAGATTATGGATATGGGGATATAGTTTGTAATTTAAATTATTGGTTATGGTTAAATGAAATAAGACCTATTAAAATAAAGATTTTAATTGACATTACCCATGAGAAAAAAAGCTTTAATAATAAAGAATCTACAAAAGATAAAATTGAATATTTAATACACAAACAATGGCAATCAAATATTGAATATAAGTATGTTACAATACGAAGATCTTTTGGTAATATGTTAAGGACTTATAAAAGTGCATTCCGTGGTAAGGGATTAATGAAACATACTGATAAGAATTACCGAAGAATGTGGCATAAGTATGTACCTGTTAATTTAGAACAATATTGGTTTACTCCTCTTTCAATGCAATTAGAATGGTTTCCAACAAAATCACAATGGGAAAATCCTAAAGAAAAAAAAGCAGTATTATATAGATATTCACCTCCTAGAGATTGGGATCTAATTACAAATTATTCTTTTGCAAATATTGGTGATAAAATGATATCACAAGATGAAAAGGAAGTTAGTAAATATTGGTCTAATTTAGAGAAAGCTTTAAAGAAAGAAAAATATAGTGTTGAATATCTTGATTATAATATGACACCGAATCAGTTATTTACAAAATTGTCTAAAGCTACAATGTTGATATCATCTAGAGGAGGCTTTTCATACTTATCGCAGCACATTGGAACCCCCACAGTTACAATTTTTCCTCCTGCGAGTATGGTTCTTAATAGAAATTATAATGGACAACATGTTCAATTTCATAATAGATCAATTAAATTATTCGAACCAGAACATATTGCAAAAGTTGAAATTGATGAATTGGCTAAAAGAAGTACATTAGAAAAATCTACAGCGTATTGGAAACAAACAGTATATAATACTCTTGAAAAAATGCAAACATTAGAAAATGATGTTGGGTCATTTAATTCAGCTACATCAAAAGTTTACAGAGAAGCATTACGAAAAGACGCGAACGAAAAACCGAATGAAGATTTAAGTAAAATACTCCCTATTATTCAATCGAAAGAGAATGAAGATTGGGAAGGGAAAACTGTGAAATCAAGTATTAAAAAAGCTTTAACCAAAAAACCTAAAAAGAAAAAAGTGAAGAAGGCAAGTGGCAAGAAAAACTAAGGGTATTATTCATAGTATAAAGAAAGGTGTGAAAAAGAGAACTAGTATTGGTAAATCTCGACGTTCAACACCTAAAAATAAATCTAAAAAAGCTAACTTTAAAAAATATAGGGGGCAAGGAAAATAGATTATGGCTAGAAAGAAATCAATACATTATGTAGACAATAAAAAGTTCCATGAGGAAATGGTTGCTTATAAAACCCATTGTGCAGACGTGAAAAATGATGATCCTGAAGCATTAATTCCAATTATACCAGATTATATTGGTGATTGTTTTATGAAGATAGCGGAGAGATTGAGTTTAAGACCTAACTTCGTTAATTATGCATTCAGAGATGAAATGATATCAGATGGCATTGAAAATTGTGTTCAATCTGCTCATAATTTCAATCCAGAAAAATCATCCAACCCTTTTTCATATTTTACACAAATCATTTACTTCGCCTTTATAAGACGTATTCAAAAAGAAAAGAAACAATTATACATAAAATATAAATCCATACATAATAATAGTATGATATCAGATAGTGTTTCAATTTCTGATCATGATAGTGAAGGAGCATATAATGTTGAAGTATTATCTGAAGAACAAAAGGCTAACATATATAAATTTGTAGGCGATTTTGAAGCTGCTAAAGCTTCTAAGAAAAAACAGACTCCTAAAACGGGGGCAAATACATTAATCCCACATATGGTAGAGGCTACTGAATCCACGTCATGAGATCAGCTATTATAACCGATACTCATTTCGGTGCCAGAAACGACAGCTTAGCATTTAGTACATATTTTGCTAAGTTTTATAAAGATATAT